AGCATCTAAAAGTTTATCATTTCCAAGCGAAGATTTTAATGTCAAGTCGTCAACACCATAATCAACCAATAAGTCAACAAATTTTTCAGCTACAAGTTCTGGTTGTTTCTTATCTAAATAGTTTTTAAATAAGTTCCAGATGTCAGCAATTTGGTCTTCATCCATTTTCAGTAGTTTCCTCGATTAAGTTATCATCGGTATTTACCAATTGGGCATCTAATTCAGCTAGTTCTGCTTCACGTGCCAACCGTTCAGCTTCTGCTTCATCGGCTGCAACTTGTGCTTCCTTAGCTGGCAAATCTGCCATAACTTTATCGAGTAATTCGCCTGTCCAACGCTTGCGGAATTCTAAGATAGGTTCACCAGTACTCATAACATATTCGTACCGATTGCCTTTCTTTTCCAACAAGCCTTTTGCATCCATCAAGTCAAACATACCTGAATATGGATCCATGCCTGTTTCATATGGAATTTCAACTTGCACACTTTCAAACGGTTTGTTGTAGCGTGTTTTCATAACCTTACACGCTGCTCTAATACCATGTACTTGAGATGTTTTGTTGCCGTCTGCATCTACTTTAAGTTTAAGTTTTTTCATAGCAACAACCATTGAACTTGCATACACAAAGCCCGAACCACCTGAGATCTTATCATCTGGATCAAACATATCTTGTGATGCATATGTATGGTTAGTAACGCACATACCTACATTATAACTACCAAACATATTAACGCAGTTAGTTACAAGTGCTTTTAGTGCCTTTGCTTTACGTCCAAAGTCACCTTTCATATCACCTTTTTGGAACTGGTCCATTTCAGTTGGTGACATAAGCATACCCAACGAGTCAACTACAAACAGCACTTTAGGACGATCTTCTTCGTTCATTGCTTTGTAGTCTTCCATAAACGTACTAACAGTCTTAGCAACATCATCAATCATTGCCATGTTAAGTTTAAGAAGTTTGCTCTCGTCTGTGTCTACTTTCAGTGCTTGTAGCCATGTTTCGTCAAGTGCGTTTTCACTGTCAATAAGGACAACAAAAATACCTTGATCTTGTGCGTACTTTACAATATTACCTGATACAATATAAGATTTGCCTGCACCTGATTCTCCTGCAAATACACTTACTTTGCCTAGCGGAATACCTTTAGTAAAGTCGCCACTTAGTAAGTAGTTTAGTGCAAAGTTGCCTGTACTGATCCAATCAGTTGGATCGTTAAAGCCTGCACTCATACCCGTAATAGATTTTGTCAACGAATTACGGAATTTCGTTGGATCAAATGTTTTACTGACCATTGTTTCTCCTGTTCTAAAAAGCGTAATGGGGGATTGCTCCCCCACTGTAGTTTATTAACCTTGACGTGAACGAATCATTGCAAGGATATCTTGTGCTCCACCTTCAGCTGCTGGTGCTGCTGCTGGTGCTGCTTCTGCTGCAACTTCTTCATTAGACTTAAACGGAATATCATCATTACGTGTGTCTACTGCTGGAGCAGGAGTTGGAGCACTTTGACTAACGGCTGTTGCTTGTGGTGATGCCGGCTTTGATGGATCACCTGTACGTGCTTGCATGCCTGCTGGGCGGAAATATTGACTCCAACGATCTGGATCGTAGGCTTCGCCATCTACACTTGCTTCAAACATTTCTGCAAGAACTTTAACAGCCACTTCATCTGGCTTTTTAGGAAGGAAGTCATTGAGATTAAACAGTCCATGTGTATTAACTGCATTCATCTCAGTGTCACTTAGTGGACGCTCTCTACGTGCCCAATTACTTGCGCCGTAATCTGCATATCCACCTTTGGAACCTTTTGCAAGACGGAAGTCTACACCAGCAGTATAATCTGTTGGTAATTCTTCCATGTCTGGATCCATAAGAGCTGCCTTAATCAACTGAAAGATTTGTGGACCAATAATAAAACGTCTAACAGGATTTTCTGGTGTAGAGTCCTCTGATAGTGGATTATCAGTTACAAATCCTTGGAAGATATATGAACGTTTCTTCCAATACTTACGACCCATATCTTCTAATGATGGATCTTTAAACCAACCACGTACTTCCTGTAGAATGCCACAGGATTCGCCGTACATTTCCATACATGGAACTTGTACTTGTACTGGGCGTGAACTTGTGTCGCCCTTAATACCGCTAAATGGAAGTTTAATCATCAAACGTTCTTTCCAGAAGAAAGTGTTTGAATCGTCCCCATCAGGTAAGAAGCGAAGAGTAGTTTGTTCGCCTTCTTTCATATTCCAAAATGGGTAAATTGCGTTGTCGCCACCGCCTGTGCGTTGACCGCCTGCGCCGGCTTCTTGTTCTTTAAGTTTTGCTCTAATTTCTGCTAATGATGCCATAGTTATGCCTCCTATAATGTTGCCTATGTCTTGTGTTGTTGTATGCCTTAATGTGCAGTACTATTACATACTACACAATATACTAGTGTTTGTCAAGTCTTTTTTTAAAGAAAAAACATAAAAACTTATAACAGGATTATATTCCTGCTAATCTCTTAATATCGCTTGTTTGGTGTTTAGCCATTTCTGTTTCTGGATATCTGCTATGTTCTGCATCTTGTGCGTTACGCTCTGCAACCATAGCTTCTACTTTTTCAATAAATTGAGCAGCTGGCTCTACATATTGAGGGCCATAATCTTTTTCTACCATAGTAAGTACTGCTGTTTCGCCTTTAGGAAATGTTCCGTTTTCTCTATCAAAATAAGATAGAATGAACTCTCCAATTGGTGTCTTTTGCTCTTCTTCTGGTTCTGGTGTGCCTGCTTTTGCTAATTGACCTTTTTGATTAATTTTTACATCCGTTGTATCGTCTGCTTCTTTCTTGCCGTCTTTTTTCGCTCGTTCCTTTGCCTCTGCATCTGCTTTTGCATTGCCTGCTTTTTTCATTGCGTCAATGCCTTCTGCATGACAATCTTCCTCGCAATCACAGCCTTCTCTTGGGTTACCTACTTCACAACCACAATGCTTACAAGTGTCTTTACTTTCAGCAAACTGTCCCATTAGTTTATCAATTGCTTTTTCAATAAGAGAATCAACGCTGTTTATTGTTGCTTCATTTGCTGCTTTGTTCTTTTCGTGACAGTCACAATGCTCGCAATCAGGTCCACATTTGCATTCTGTTACAGGTTTACCGCAACATGCATCTGGGCACATTTCAACTGCTTCTGCGACTAAATCTTCTGGACCTAATTCTGTTGGTTTTACAGCTTCGCCTACTAGGTTATAAATGTACGGAAATACATCTTTAAGTTCTTCATTAAATTGTTTAATAGTTAATTGATCTACCCAACTGTCAGCAATGTCAGTCGGAACGTCTTCAATCATTGGTACTACAAAGTTTTCAGCAGCTTCTTTGTAGTATGTAGGTTTTTGTAAATTTGCAATTGTTTGTTTTACTTCTTTAATACGACCTTTAACAACATCGCTATAGCCTTCTAGGGTTTCTGCCATTACAGTACTACGGCCAACGTATTGATTAAATTTACGTAGTTTTGACATCTCTTCCGATAAGCCTGATATGTATTTTCCAAAATCGTCATATGCATGTCCGCCTTCGCTAACATGTAACGCCATAGCCCTTGCACCACTCAAGTGTTTAAATGGATATTTAAATTTTTCACCACTTGGCGATTCAATAAAAATACTTCCAATTTTTGTTCTTCTGCTTGATGCACTTTCTACATTGATTGGTGCTGAATGCTTAATTGCGATTCTTGCACTTCCAACTTTTTGATAGCTAATTCTATTACTACCATACATTGCTGATTCTGCCATATTATCTCCGCTACGATTTGCTGCTAAAAATTCGTAATCTCTCTTATCTAAGTTTGTTTTGTTGATATCTCTCACATCAAACTTTAACATGCGTTTTTTTGCAAACACTCTAAGTTCTTTTAAAAAGTTATACCAGTCGTCTTGTATTGATTCTACTTGTCCGTTTACAAAATCTTTTGCAACAATTACAGTAACGCCATTTTCTTCATCAAGGGATACACTTACTTTTCCTAATTCCATGCCTTTTGTTTTATAGGCAAATTCAAAAAAGCGAGCTTCTTCAGGCACATTTGTTACAGTACCGCTTTCGTTACCAATTTCTACGTCGGTGAAACGTCCACGTATCTTATTAAACATATCTGATGCAAAATTATTAAACTTATTCATACTTATATTTATCAATAACTGCCACTAACAAAGATAGGCATGGGCATTTCGTAATCTTCGTCTGCGCCTGATTCCATCTGTGTAAATGAATTATAGATATTGATATCCCAATCTTTCATTACTGTAATCATTCTAAGTATAAGCAACATTGAACTGACTAGGTCATCAGTTCCTCCCGGCTTTGCTTGATAACTACTACCTGTTGCAACAAATGCCTTTAGTTCACTTATAAAAGGCTTACTATGAATAATTAATTTTTTATTTTCAACCATTGTCTTTAATCTACTACATGCAGTTACTTTTGCACTATGTGTAGTATTAAAACCTTTT